ATAACGAAGATGTTTTTAATGATTGTATGGAAGAGTTAGACGGATATAACGGATATTTAGGAGATAACCGCTATTATTCAATGGATGAATTAGACGAGTTTTATAGAGACTCTGACCCCCTCGAAATTTTACGCCGTGCCTATTATGGGCGAGATGATGACACATATACAACCGATAGCAGCGGCAACAAGACTTACGGAGAATTTAACCCGAACCGAGACTATTTTTATTATAACGGTTATGGTAATTTGGTATCAAGTGATTATAAAGATTATTCCTCACATCTCGACAATTACGCCGTTGAAGCAATAAGCGAAAACCGCAGTTATATTGATTCTATCGACAATGACGAAGAATTAACCGCCCTTTTTGATGAATTAGAAGCGGCAGCAGAGGAGGAATAAAAATGTTATATCAATTCAAAACAACCGCAAAACAGTTTTGCGAAGCTCTGCAAACCATCGCAGGAAAGCCGCAGAACCTCGAAAACCTTGAACATTATTTATCAATTCATTTTTCAGAATGGTTAAACAAGTTCGCAAACACGCCCGAAAGAATAACGGCAGAGTTAAAACAATTCGCAGAAATGGAAATATAAAAAGGAGGATACACGATGAAAAGAATTAAAGCAACATTGAAAGATTTAATTGATAATAATATTAGTTATTTTTCATTTTTAAGAATAAAAACACCCGAACGGGGTCGAGGTTATCGCTATATATTAGATAAACCATTAACGCCCGAACAATCGCAAATATTAAAATTATTTAAAAATGTATATATAGGCGGGTGTTATTGTTCTAACGCTCCTGAAATAAAACATCAATATATTATATTATTTGATACTTGCGGAGGGGTTAAAAAATGATTTATTTGTTGCTTGCTCCGGTTATAATCATATTAAAAGCCACTAAAATTAGATAAACGCAAAGCCGCCGAGGAACGACCCCCGGCGGCGTTCTTTTTATCTATCTGTGTGTGCATCCGTTCAGGGTGTTTTTTTTTTTTGCGTGTTTTTGGTGGGCGGGGGGAGTGTATCAGAGAGAGGGCGAGAGCATCCGAGGAAACAACAAACCGAGCGAGAAAAGAAAGCCGAAAGATAACCCGACTTTTTTATTCAACTCTGCGGTCAAATTTTTTAGTTTTTCGGTCAAATTTTCGCGGGGTGGAGTTTATAGTCCACCTTTATACTTTTTTTCTATATATACTATATATAAGAGAAAAATATATACAATATATAATATCCTCAACCCTAAAACCCCGAAAGCCTCACCATATAAGACTTTGAAAGGGGTGGACTTTTGATATAATGGTGGAGGTAAAATCGACTATCAAATTCTTAAAATCAAATTTTTGTATCAAATTTTGCCACACATACACGGTCAAAATTTCGGTATCAAAATTTCAAATTTTTATCTCTGTGTCAAATTTTTACGGTCAAAATATTAAAAAGAGGATAGCAAAATCGCTACCCTCCAAATCAAATTTTTCAAAATTTTATACTGCGTTTGCTTTCTTCCAAGCATCATATAATTTAAGTCCTTGCATCGCAATCCAATCAATCATTTCCTCATTATTCGCCCAATCGCTATTGTTTGCAAGACCACTCTCAGATAAGAAAGCGTGAACAATCTCGTGCCTTATGACTTTCTTTTGCCATACGGTCAAATTTTCTTTCGAGAGTTCGTCATACTCAATATCAGACACAACAATCTTATGAGAGGTATCATCGCAGTAGCCACTTAAAGATTTGAGTTTTACATCTTTGCTATCATCAGAAACGATTATTTTATAGTCCGTACCAAGAATATTAACGGTCAAATTATTTCACCCCTTATATTGAAATTTGCATATCACCCTTATGTTCTATCGATATACAGTAATCATCTACTTTATAGACAGAGCATTTTAACTGATTTTTACTATCCTTATAGCAAATTTGAAACTCCCACCAATCCGAGTCAAATTTTGTCTTATGTACCATTCCCATCCTGATACATCTTTCGAGGGTGATTTTCTCGTGATTTATAGGTTTATTTATATCAAGTCTATGAGAGATTTTTACAATACCATAATCAAATTTTTCTATATCGACAACTTTGACCTCACAAACATCATACAAGGTTTTATCTATTTGTCTGCGTTTGAGTTCAACATCTAAAGAAAATTCTGATATGAGCAGAGGTGTAGTATAACCATCCTCATCGCATAACCTTTGGGTAGGAGGGCAATCATTAAAATCTGTACCACAAATATAAATTCCTGATTTCTTTTCTCTTATAGCATAGAGCATTAACTATCACCTACCATTTTTGCACCACAATTAGAACAATAGTTCGGGAGTGTATTTCTTCCTATCTCTAAATGCCACTCTACATTTCCGCAAAGAGAACACTTTATATAAGGGATTTCACTGTTATCCTCAAAACCTTTTTCAAGTTCCCACTCTTGTAACCATTTGCCTCGTTTTTCTTTTATATAACCCTCGTTGTAGAGTCCTCTCGCTTGGTCAAGTGCGGCATCGCACACCTCGTTATTTTTATAATATTTGCAATCACATCCGTTTGCACAATCATTACACAAATCTTTTGCGAGTTCTTTAATCGATTTTTCTTTTTCCATTTTTCCTTTTCTCCTTTATAGGGATAAACCCTTGCCCATAAATTTGGTATTTGCATCCACAACAATAACTTGAATACATTAACCCACACTTAGGGCAAGGGATTTGTCTTTTGCTCACTCGTTATCGCTCCAATCTAACGCCTGACCACAATCAGGGCAAAATTGGCATCCCCAATTATTTATGTCATATTCAAAATCATCATTCCCACAGTTAGGACATTTAGCCATATCATAAATAAGGTTGCCATTCTCGTCATATCCATCGCCCTCGTACTCGGGTTTAGTGGGTATCTGCTTGTTAAGAGCCTTAATTGCCGCAATTATTTCATAATATCCCGATTGATTTACACCATAATCATCGCTCGATTGTGCCGCAGAGGATAGTGCGATTTGTAAATAGTTCCTTGCTTTTTCAAATTCACTCATATTTTAATCCTCCACAGTGCTTTCGAGGTATCTCTGCTTAATATCATCAGGATTATCCATTTCACCGAGGGGATTTTTAGGTTCGATAACAACCTCAGATTTGTCGGTATATCCAAAGTGATTTTTACCAATAAAAATACCACTAACCGGATTGATTTTACCATTCAACATATAATCCTCCCAAAGTTCACCAAGGACATTGTACGCTTGCTGAATAATCTGAGTTCGATTGTCAGTTTTTCCTCTGCGAGAGCCATTACTCCAATCGGATAATGTACTCCTTGAAATGCCAAGGCTATTTGCCATACCGGTTACAGTAGGTTTCATATCATTTTCTGCACAGTGGTTGAAATACCACATAATTCGGTCTTGGACTTGCTCATCACTATCGAGGTCGATAGGTGGTAAATCCAATCCCATTAGAGCGTGTCTAAGGTATTTTGCATTATCTCCCGGTTGAATACCCTCCTGACCAAAATTTTCTTGAGGGTTTGATACCCATTTTCTCTTAGACTCGGTTACAGTTTTTATTGCCTCATCTGTAGAGGTAACTTTTTTATTTGACATCTTAATCCCTCCTATTTTATCGTTATATTTCCTGAATTATTGATTGCTATACCTTTCCAATATTGAGAACCTTTGATAGTTACTGCTCGGGCATATTTTTCCATATTTTCTTTGAATTTTGGAGAACTCATATTCGGGAGTCCATTTGTTCTGCACCAAGTTTTGTATGCAGTATAGAGGTCACCACGACCAACTTTGTTTTCTTCACCGAGTAAACATTTTTCCTCAACAAACAACCCGATAATATCAGTTTTTTTCTCGTATTGTTCAACAGACTCCCATATAGATTTTGGTTCTGCTAAACCTTTTAAGTGATAATTTACATAACCATCTATGAGCCATTTGAAAATAACTGCTTTCGCATCCTCTTGTTTGAATTGGCGTTTTAGAGTTGTATCACGAGATGATGCATCGAAATGTCTGTTAAATTCAACAATTCTAATTCTGTCTGAGGAAAATAATGATTTATCATATACTGCGGGTAGGGAATTACAACTGAGCCACATTTTGAACTGAGGTATAAAATCAAATGCTTTTTCGTGAAGATTTCTTGTTGTAATAGGGTCATTACCGGTGTAATTCTTAATGAGAGCCTCATCAAGTTTACCGGCATCCTCAGACTCCGAAAGAGTGACAAATCGTTTTCCTTTGAGTCTTGCTAACATTGGGTTTGCTCTATCATAAGAACCTCCACCTCTATGGCTTGAGCATATAAAAGATGCGGGCATTGTCGCAGAGTAATCTCCTAAAATATCATAGATTGTATTAAAAAGAGTTCCTTTACCATTACGAGTTGTTTTACCATACGCAATGAACATACATTCCTCTTTTGCCTCTCCACATATACTATATCCCAATGCTCTTTGAATATATTTAGCAATATCTTTTTTTCCACAAGTGATTTCGTCTATAAATTCTGACCACCTCGGGAAAGATAATTTTTGAGAGGGCAGAGGATAATAACAGTTTGTAATCATTGTCAAATAATCATTTGCGTTATGCTCTCTGAACTCACCCTCACTTAAATCGTAAGTTCCATTTTCGCAATTTATCAAATATGGGTTACTATCGAATTTTGCGATAGGGATGCTCATTTCATCCTGAGCATCTTTCAAAATTCTATCTCGAACCCTACGGTCACCCATTTTTGCAATAAATTTTTTATAAGCACCGGACAACCCCTCATCATCTTCGGGAATTTCATTACAATATAATTGCATCAAGTCGGTAAACTCTTTAAGAGTTTTATGTATCTCAGGAGAACCGACATCACGCACCCATTTTGAGCCATCATATATAAACCATTCTTTTGCCTCGGGGCAATATTTGCGACAATTTTTATAGCATTTTGCAAAGAGTTCAGCGAGAGATTTTTCATCCCATTTATAATTGGAACTGAAATGTGGTCTTTCTTTTATGATTTTCGAGAAAATTTCCGCTTGTTTCTCGTTTGTCATATAACGACCATCTTTTAATTGTAAAAACATAGATGCCTCATAGTTTTGTGTGTTTTTAGCCATTAGAGATTACACCTCCATCGTTTGATGGGATGTTTGTTTTATCGGAAATCTCGCCCGCACAAGCGGCATATCCCGCAAGGTCGATAAAACTATCAATGGATTTCCCCGTTGCTATTCTTGCAATTTTTAAGAGTGCCATCATCACTGCAACATCCTTGGGGGTTATACCATTCATAGGCAGAACTTTTGACAATTCGGGATGAGATGCTCTCAAATAAATTGACCATAAATCACCGATTGTTTGAAAATTATCCTCAGGTGAGCCATAGTCTTGTTCTCTTGCCCCACAAACATATTTTTCTGCCGCATCGAGTATTTCTGTTCTATTCATCATCTATACCTCCTATATCTTGTAATACTGTTTACTATAGTGTTTATCTCATATTCATCAAGTGGTGGTTTGCAAGCCACTCTATTGGCGTATATGAGTTCATCATAAATTTGCTCGTAACTATATCCAACATTATGTAATGTTCCCGCCAATGAGGTTAGGGATATATTTCTGCATCCATCGGGGATAGGTGGATATATCGGTCTTAATGATATTTTCCCATCTACCGGAGGTAAGAACACGGGTTGATATATTACGGGTGCTTTTTCGTATTTGTTTTCACCAATTAGTTCGGGGAAATATTTAGCGACAATCGCATCTATTGCCTCTTGATTTTCTATCAAATTATGATAAACAAGAGTCTGCCCCGTCATTATGAAATAGCGACCTGATTTGTATATTTCAACACCTTTTCGATTATTACGACCTCTAAATGGTAAATCGCCCTTGACCAAGATATGAATACCTCTCCCACTCCGTGATTTTTCTGTGTAGGACTCACATAACCTCATAATATCTATGCTAAGTTCAGACAATAATCCATCATCTGTAAAGCCATCGTCAATATCAATCCCAACAATACCATTGTCAGCAAAAACAAAACCGAGATGGTCATATCTTTTATCTAATACCGCTTGTTTTGCAGTTTCAAAATCACTCCAAGTTTCAGGGTCTACAGATGATGCACACTCACGAATTTGAGATTGCATAGGTATTTTACTGTTGTTCCAAATATTTACCCACTGATTGAGTTTTAATAAATCAGGTGGGAGGGTATCATATCTCATAATAATTACTCGCTTTCTACGGATTTTTTAGAACCTTTTGTCTTTGGTTCGGTTTCAACTGCCTCAAAGAAATATGTGTTATCTACACACATCGGAAAACCTTTGTGGAGTTTACTATTCTCGATTTTTCCTTTTTTAACTATTTCCTCAGCATCTTTAATAGGCATCTGAGATTTCACAAGGTCTTTTCCCGTTACCATTAAAAATGTTACTTTACCATCGATTGCTTTTAATTTCATTGTAGTTACCTCCTATAATTTCATAATTTTAGATGCAATCATATCTGCGGTATGAGTCCATAAAACAGTGGGATATTGTTCTACTGCCGCAGAGTAGTATTTCCAATCTTCTTTATCTGTGAACGCTCCCATATGATAGGTGATACAAGCAACCTCCTCGGGAGTGAGTGACATAAATTGAGATAAGAGTAATACTGATTTTTCCCCGTGACCTTTATATAATGTGTTAGGATTATATTCCCAAGTGGAGTTGTCAACCACCGTAGAACCATCAATTATGTGACCTTTCTCGGGATGTCTATATTGGTCAATCTTACAGAGGTCGTGAAACATTCCTATAATATAAGGAGAACGAGGGTGTTCCCAAGATATTAACCCTCTGTTTGTAAAATCTACCAAAACATCCATTACTGCCTCTGAGTGTTGATATAATCCACCCTCAACATTTCCGTGATATTTGGTAGATGCCGGGGCATTAAAAAAGCCATTTTCCATCAACCACGATATAAAATGTGGGGAAATATAATTTTGCATTTTATTTGAAAATTCACTTGCATTTATCATAAAAACTCTCCTTGTAGTTTCAGGAGGGATGGAGTTACCACCCCTCCCATATTTACTTAATCATCGAGGAACGATAAGTCGGGTTTCACTTTCGATGTTTCGGTAGATTTAGCCTTTGGAGATGGAGTATCTTGACCGTTTTCTCCAAATCCATCTGCCGGAGCCTTGTCACCAAGGTTTACGAAAGTCACAGTTTTTTCAGGGTCATCACGATGCGGCTGAGTTGTATGCACAACCTCACAATCGATATAATGCCCGATTAAATCCTCGTGGTCAATTTCTGTCAAATCGAAATTATTGAGAGCAGTTTTAGCAAAATATGAGAACGCATTAAGACCTCCATCTTTGCTCACATCATATCGTTCTGTGTGTTTTTGACCATTCTTTGTTTCGAGTTTTACCTCAATTTTTCCAAATTTTTCTTTGTAAGTACAACCTACAATTTTAAAAATGTGTCTACCCTCAGGAATAAGGGTAAAACCGGATGATAAACCTATACTTGCCATTTTAATTTTCCTCCTTTAATTTTGGCTGAATTTTATATGTATCAGAGATGGTTGAATACTTTTCAAGTAATCCATCCATTTCTAATGCTTTTTTGTCGATACCACTCGATGATACCTTTGAGATAGTCCAAATGTATTTTGAGCCGGATATTTCTACTTTTGTATCACCATCCCTAAACTGAGAGATAGCGTGTTTTTTTACAATTTCTTTTATCGTTTTCAAACGCTTTTCTTTTTCGGAACTTTTTGCAGATAACTCATCCAACTCCAACTGTATTGCATCTGCCTCCTCGATAAGTGCTTTTATATCAGTATCGGGAGAGAGTGTGTTCTTTCGGAGTTCTTTGAGAATTTCTGCATCCTTTTTCTCATCAAATTCAGGTGAAATTCCCGTTTTAACATAGTCGTTCCACCACTGTAGAGCGGGAGCAACATAATTTATTTCAAAATCAGGGTATCTCTCACTTAGTTTGAAAGAGAATGTAATGGTGTTATCCGATGTAAGTACAAAATCATCGGGGTTTTCGTAATCATCAGGGTCTAAAAACGATGCTACCATAATGACATTATCAATACCGAGCAGATATGCGTATAATGCGGCTTGGAGAGCGTAATATTCAGGAATATCGTCTTGCCAATCTTCCGCTCTTTTCGTAGTTTTGAACTCTATTACGGTTTCGGGTTTATCGTTTTCATCATAGAGCAAACTATCCCACATACCTCCAAGAACCTCTACATCGCCATAAAAATCACCAAAGGTTTTGTTAAAATAATCTTTACCGTAAATATCAGTAGGAGTCTTGAGGTTTGTCATAAAATATGCCTTACGCATATATTCAATCTGCTTAGGTTCGATTGTTTTACCCGCTATGGTGTAAATGGTGTCCTCAAAAGGTTTCTGATAGGTCTTTGTAACCTCGCACCATACCTCAAAGGGGGTTGACCAAGGGTTTAACCCGAGAACCGTAGCAAATCGAGTAGCAGTTAATTTTTTTGTTCTTTTCGGGGGAGTAATTTTTATACATTTTTCATCCCAAGTAATTTTAGACATATTAGTTTTCCTCCTTTACTTGGTCGATAAGTTCACCAACTTTAAGAATAAGTTTGGTACACGCATCCTTTGTCAATTCGGTGAAATTATTGGTCTTAACACAAATTTCCTGAATGAACTCCTCTTGTGTAGGGTCAGCCTTATTTAACATTGCCAAGGCTTTCTTTAACTGCTCAATCTGTACGGGTTCTGCCTGACCTTTACTATCGGTTACCTCTTTTTTGATTTCTGCTCTTTTTTCATCGGTCACGGGGGCTTTGGGTGAACTCGTTGTATTACTTGTGGTTACCAAAGGCTCTTTTGCACCATCGATTGTATCTTGCTCAACAATGTCAAGCATCTGCATATAGAGGTAGCGGCGATGATAGGTTTGCTTTGCTCCCTCTCCCTGAATATCCATCATTATCTTGTTACCCTTGATACTCAGTAAATCACCCTCTGTTTTCGGTGAGTTGAAAACAATCGTTGCCTCAGAGTCAAAGTCATACAATGTTCCCGTAGGAACTCCATCAGGAAAACTCACCACAAAGATAAGACCGTTGTTAAAAAGGATTTTTGTCGCAGTGGGTACAATATCTTTGAGTTCAAAATACTCAAACTCTGCTTGTGGATTGATACCGGTTTTCTTTACATCCGCCTTAATAAAATCCAATCTTGATTTTGCCAATTTCTGAAAAATCGACATTGTTTCTTTTTTGCTTTCTGCCATTTGTCATTCCTCCAATAATTTTAATATTTGTTTTTTTATACTATTGATTTTTCGAGTGTTACCTCGTTTTCTCTTTCGAGATATGCCGAGGAAATCATCGACATATTTTTGTGCCATTCTGACATACCAATTCTTATCGATTTCGGTAATATCTATCGTATTGTTGTTATCCACAATACAATGGTCGGGGAGTCCACCTATTTTGTTGTCGTTTCCTTTTAATGCGTGAACTTTAACAAGAGTGCCATACCGTCTGTTTTTTGTAGCATAAACACGATTTACCTTTTGGATAGGTACTTTCTCACCATCGATATAATGAAATGCGGCTGAATACTTTGAACCCGCTTTCGCAACAATCTGAAAAGAGAGAGGGGTATCGCAAGCATTGATTGTGTCCTCAAGAGGTACACCTTTGGTAAAATAATCGACAACTGCATCTTTTACGATGGTAAAATTGTTATTTATGCTCCAAGCACCTTTCATACTGATACCATAGTTGAGATAGCCACCGACTTTTTTAATCTTACCATCGGTATTGACAAAGAGTAGGTTGTTTACATCTTTAATCCATACTTTAGAGATATTATCGGTTTCCAACTCAAATTTGGTTTCTTCTTCCCATTCTTTTGCAATTCTCTCAACGATGTGTAATTCAGACTTGTCTACGGAATACATAAGACCATCTGTATTAAGATTTAATAATTTAATGGTCGAACACGCTTTCAGTAGTCGCATCGTTAAAACGGTTAGAAATAACTGTCCTGAAATTCTCATTGACCGAGTTGAGAGAGGGTCGTACAAATCGTTATATTTGTTTTCCTGAGCACCCGAAACTGTGTTTAATGGTAATTTCAAATCGTTTGCAGTTTCTTTATCTCCGGTACGCTTTGCGAGTAATCTATCACTCCTCATATCATAAAATAACTGAGGGTTCGGTACATTTCGTGAAAGATATTTGTAAATCTCAATCAACGATGGATAAAGCGATGAAACATCTCGGTTTTGTATCACACGATTTTCTGTTTCTTCTTCGTGGTAACACAATAACGAACCGTGAACACCACCCCAAGCGTATCTACAGAGCATACCACCTATTTCTATATCAAGATAGGTTCTAAAAAGTTGTTCATCCGGTATGCTCATATCGTGGATGGTTTCAAAAAAATCCAATATCTCTTTTGGTATTACGGATAAATCTAAGTTCTTTGGGTACACATAATCTCTACCATCATCCCACTCTTTTCTTACTGCTCCAAGCATCATTGCAGTGAGTTTAGCATTTGTAGCATAAAGAGATTTTTCAGGCGATATATTTGCACGATTTCCCAAATTGATTTTAGTCTGTAAATAATTAGATTTTCTGAGGTTGAAAAGTTCCTCGGTAGCATCGACATCGTGTGAGCAATATCGGATTGTTTTTTCTATTTCCTCGGGCGTTAAAGGTCTTTGAATATTAAAATCAACCTCGGTTTCTTCAATATCCATTCCGAGATGTGCCTCGATTGCTTTCAACGATAGACCTTGTTGAACATCATCGAAAAGGTCACAAGAATTAAATCTGAAATACTCATTTTTCAGTGGAGGATATTCCCAACCCTCGCCACCATTGATTATAAAATCATTGAGTTGTTTTATTTCTCGAGGCGACCAATCACAAGAACCCGCTTTTGCTATATAGTTATCATAGTGCTTATTGTTATACCCAACAAACATAGCATCGTCTTGTTTTAGAAACTCGCAGACTCCCTCGTTGTCATTATGGAAAATCGCTCTATTGTTTGTACCGACCTCTTTGAAAACAACTATCCAATCATAGGCAAACACCTCTAAGTCAAAGATTATAAATCTCAAGCACCCACCTCCAATATAGAGTCGAGCCATTCTGATAAATCTCTCCTTGAGGGTTTCTCAGTAGGGATTAGGTTTTTCAAAATGAGTTCGAGTATATTTACCACGATTGAGTTGCCGGCTTGTTTATATAATTGAGTATCGGACACAACTTGCATTGCTTTCTCGCAATCATTTTTATCAAAACCCATTAACAACCAAGCCTCTATAGGGGTTATTTTTCTAACGCCTCTTTCGTCAATTACACAAGGGATGCAACCACTACCGGCTCTCAAACATTTACATATATCTCCTTTTTGGATAGTATCGGCATCTTGTCTGAATGATGCAGTTGTGAGATATTCATACATCTTTTGAGAAATAAAGTATTTGTCCGGTACATCTTTTTCCAAAATGTTATAGAGCGTATTCTGTAAAGGAACGGGTTTCGGAAAAGCGAAAGAGTTTTTGTCGCAATCTTTTCTTATGCTCATAACAATCACTCTCTCTCTCTATGTTGTGGAATACCGTAATCGCAAGCATCCATTACCTGATAGTAAGAGTTATAACCAAGGGCATCGAGCCACTCTAACCAACTCTCAAATTGTTGTTTGAACTTTTTACCAACAAGATTTTTGACATTTTCGAGTATTAGGTATTTTGGTAGTTCTCCTTGGTCTTTTGCGATGCAGAGTAATCTTTGCACCTCATACAATAACCCACTGCGAGTTTCACCGTGTATCATCCCTTTTTTAAGACCCGCTATTGATATATCCTGACAAGGAAACCCGTAAGTCCATAAATCAGCATATTTCAATTTGTCTATCTTGGAGATGTCACCGTAGTTGTATGTATCTCCATATATCGCCTCATAGGATTTAATTGCGTAAGGGTCTATTTCGGATATTCCAACAATTTCAAAAGGTATGTTTGCTCTCATTAGTGCTTTACGAAAAGCACCTATTCCCGCAAATAATTCATTTACTGTAATCATTTTTGTTTGCTCCTTTATAAAAACCATTCGTGATTTCGGAGAGGATATTGCCCCGGTCTTTCCTTTTTGACAATTTCTTGCAAATTTTCGAGTATGGGAACTGCCTCAGGGTAATCACTAAACCATTGCTCTCTCTCTCGTGGAGTAGCATTAGGGCATAACGCACATCCATCTCTGCTATAATCACAGTAATGAGGAGATAATAAACCTCTCGAACTGACCTCAAGTTTTGCCATTGGTTCTGTAATACCAAGTTCATTGAGAATAGAGCGTTTATGAACATTTAATTGACTAAGTCTATGTTTTTCATCTGCGGCAATCCCTATATCTTCATAATCGAAATATCCTACATCACATAACGATAAGGCTTTTGATTTTGAGTCACGATTAAAACCACATTTACCTCTGAAAAATAATGGGAAACCGAACATTCTACCCTTGAATTTGCCTCGTGAGGAGCGTTTTTGAACATAATCGACATAAGTTATACCCTCTGCCCGAAAAACCTCTACACCCAAAGATTTGAAATATTCAGCAGTGTTTTGAATGAACTCATAATGTTGCTTTAAGATGAGAGGGATAGTTTCAGTAAACATAGGCACATAGTAAACTGCTTTTACCTTGTGACCTTTTTCCAAATGTTTCAGAACTGCACAAGTGCTATCTTTACCTCCGCTCCAACTTACTTTGACAACATCACTCATCGTAAACACCTCCTAAAATTTGACAACCACCTTTTCTATAATGTGAGCATCTTTTTTTATAAGCGTTTGCGAGATATGCAATATCGTCTACATAGTCATAGCAAATAGGGTCAGGTTTGTCCTTAAATATACGACTAATTCTACCGATGGCTTGAGTTACTATCGCATAGTCCTTTTGGGGAGTAGTTAAAAATAGTCGGTCAAGCCTTGGTATATCCAATCCCTCTTTCGCTAAACGATAGGTCGCAAACAAATAATGTTTTTTGCCACTCCTCATATCATCCAATGCTTGTTGTCGTTCTTCTTTCTTTTTCTTGGATGTCATTGTTCCATCTATCATCACGCACAACTCCTGAGGGAGTAATGACATAAGAGTTTTCAGATGTTCAATTCTATCCGAGAGGATAAGGCAAGAGTGGTCAGCATTTGCCGCAAGGTCATTTGATATAAGGAAATTTCTCCGAGTATTTTTCCCAAGATAACTAATCAGGTTTTGATAAAGCAATGTACCATCTGTATCTAAACATTCTGCACTTAATGGGGTATGAGTAGGTCTTTTAACTACAAAAACTGTCATTACTTTATCTGCGACATCTTCATCCGCAACCACATATTTAACACTACCCAAGAGGTGATTTGCCACAATCTGTAATCCGTCTGCTCTATGTAATGTTGCAGTACAACCAAATTTACCTGAGCATCTCAATTTACTTAATACTTTGTAAAACATTGCAACTTGTGTAGGATTGCCACAAATTCTGTGACATTCATCGCAAACAACCGTTCCCCAAGTGTATTGATATTTAGTAAGGTCGATTTTACAAAGGGTCTGTACTGTAGCAACAGTTATATCTTGGATGTTTATTTTTCCCTCGGTAATTGTTCCTACTTTAATGTCGGTAAATTCTTCTATCCTACGCTTAACCTGAGTTAAAAGGTCGTGTGTATGGACTATTACGAGTGCTTTCTTTTTCCTTTTGATAATTAAATCAATCAGCATCATTGTCTTGCCACTACCGGCTTTTGAGATAAAAACACCGTTATCTACCGAAAGCATTGCATCCACACATTTTTGCTGATAGTCAAACAGTTCGTAACGAGGTGTTCCAAAATCAATATCCGGTTCATCCGATACATCTACTGTTGCGTTTTTCAACCAACCTTTCTGCTTGAAAACATCGATACACCCATAAGGTAAGAGGAGTATATCTCCAACCATCTCGAAATAAGTAATGGTTTTAGGAGTGTTGCCGAGCCATTTACCCATTCTTGCTTTTTTGGTGTATTCGGGGTTAGCGATGATTAAATTCGCCTTAGACCATTGGAGAATATTTTGGTAAAAAACATCGTCTTTCGATACAATAATATTATTTGTAATAATCACCGAACCACCTCCAACCACTCATCAAGAGATTTGCCTATTTCAATAACCTCTGATTTAGATAATGTTTTTCTATCTTGTTTTAGCATTATTAGGGTAAGACCATCACACATATAGATACTTTCATCGGAAAATTTAAGAGCAAAGAGTTTGTTTTCGTTGCCACACATATCGAAAAGCATCATTGCATTTTTTTGATTTTCCTCAATACGCTCCATCTTAAACTCATCTTTTGAACATACTTTCGCATCGATAAGGTAAGGTACATTATTCTTGGCGGCAATAATATCTGCCGGTTGCCCTCCCGCTTTATTGATGGTATTGTACGCCCAAAAGCCATTGCGAGATAAAATCTTGCAGAAATCACTTTCAAAATCGTTACCGATAGTTTTGTTATTCAAGAGTTTCACCCTCTGTCTGTGGTGCGACCATTGACATAAACTCATTATAGAGCGTTTTCATTTCGGGGTCTTTCTCGGCAATCATTTCATAAATCGCTCTTGCCTGAAATTCTTTCACTTTTTTATCCATTGATTGCTTGAGTTCTGTCAGTTTCTTAGCCTTTGCTCGTCTTTCCTCATAAGCAGAAAAATCTATCTTATCTACAATTTCTCTACCACATTTTACGAGGTCTGTTTCCTCATCGAATATCTTGCTGATTTTAGCAATCCCAAGTCCGTGATGCCCGGATTGAACCACTACTATATCGTCAATAGCGATATTTGTATCATAACAAGCGTAGTAATATTCACTATCAGTGTTTGAACCCTCTATAAATTTTACTCCAACCGTAATGTAACCTTTTAACATTAAATTTTCCTCCTTATTATCAATAACTCTTATATGGTCTTTGGAGAACCAAAACAAACCGTATGAACTATTCGGATTTTCGAGATTATCTAACTTAATCCCCATCATCGAGTTATTACCGTGAATTTTCTCGATTGTTCCGACAAAGTCCGTGTATTTGTTACGATACTCAGCATAGGGGAGTATTTGAACCCTTAAACCGATTTCAATGTTCATATTAACCCTCCTCCGGCTCGTCAATCTCCTCTAAATGTGCCTGTCGGCACAATTTAAGATTTTCTGATGAAAATATACAAGCGGGGGCAACTCCGATACTGCTGTACGCATAGTCGTTGAAGATGATACCCGTAGTAAGGACATAGCGGACATAGTTACCGTAACCGGAGTGCGGGGAGCAATTCCAAGGAGTGCAAGTCCACATCCACTCATCGAATAATGGAATGTGTTTTCTGTACTTACGATATTGGTCGCAAGAGAGGATAAATACATAGTCCGACTCTGCTTTTTCAGCATATAGTAAGTCACCATTGTCTGCCATCAAATCAGGCTTAAATGGAACGAGGTGTTTTCTATCGAGTTTCTCCAAAAACTCATTATTGAGAACTCTGCGTAACGATGAGTTGTTCCAATCGTTATGATTATTAACATCAAAAGGTAACTCTTGCCATACCTTTGCGGTCATTGCGAGGATATTGCCATTTATATGGTCAAGACATATCCATTCCATATTTTTATAGGTAAAATGTTCACCGATTTGTAATTTTGTTAATTCTTCCATAGTCTATATCTCCTTTTTGGATAATAAATTGATTGCTTTTCAGAGCGTTCTCGCTCTTTGACATCATCGTGCATCTTTTTCCACGACAAATACTTATTGCATCGTGAATGACACGATTGAGTCCTAAATTCACATTTATAGCAAGGACATTTATCCATTACGAATATTCCCCTTACATTTAGGTAATTTATCCCAACATTCCTGATGAATAAATGTAGGTGGATAACCTCTGCTTTTTGTATATAAGTAAGGTTTATCTCCGATAGGTTTCCTACACTCTACACAAACGGAATGTTCAGTAGGTTTTATCCTCATTGACAAATCACCTCGCTTGTGATAAAATTACATAAACTGATTTTAAGTTTGCCATCGTGTCGGAGTTGCCTCTCCAACGGTGGTTTTTTTTTTACTCTTTAACATACGCCACCTCTGCATACTGCACACCAAACTCCAAAGCCTCTTGGTGTGTAGCAAAAAGAATATCAACTCGATTTCCTCTAATTCCTCCGTCACAATCCTCGGCAATGTATGTATGTCCGTTAATAATAACTTTACTACCATAGGGGATAATATTGGGGTCAACTGCGACAGTTCTGCCGACAGTGGGAGTTACACCGGTTGATGTTTTAGATGCATCCCCATCGTTGCAAATATGAGGGTATCTTTCAGCACAATAAGCGGTTAATTTACATTCTCCGAGTGAAACAACCGTTTCTCTGAGAGTGGTGTCTGCTTTAACAGTTATGGTTGCATCATTAAGACAACAAGAATACACTATAATTCCCGACAAAAAGCCGATAATAAATACAACCGATACAAACACCCAAAACACAAGATACATTCTCTTATGGCTGATTTTCTTCTTTTTCGTAGGCATCTGTATATGCCTCCTTTCGTTTGAATTTATACGGAACACCGTATTTTTTGAAATACCACTCCTGAAATTCCCTCTGATGTTCTGCATCATCGAAATACTTTCTAACTGCCCCGCATAGTTTTGAAACAATCGATTTATGCTCAAATGGAGTAGCGATGTTAAGGTTTGCTTGCGTATTTACTTTCATAATCCTCAAGGATTTCGACAGAGTTCTTTATTATGCTTTCTGCTTTATCACCTCTGCGATTACCTTTGAGAACTGAACACATTTCCGTCTTATCTGTGATTACGCCTCTTTTTTCGAGTTCGTTTCTCAACCAAACTTGAGTCAGATTGTATTCAGCGAGTTTCACTCTAACAAAAGTTCTATCTCTCTGCAAAATCTTTACCTCCTCTCTAAATAATCTTGTAAACAAGTTGACAAAATGAAACTCTTATGCTATAATTGATGTGCGACCAACAAAATAGCATTGGAGAATTTCCGCTTAAAAATAGAAACGGGCGGGGTGTTTTTCTTATACTCATTTTGTCAACTATTTTCGTTTACAAGACCATTATAATCCCTATTTAGGAATTTGTCAATAGTTTTTAGGAAAATAATTAAAATATTTTTCCTTATTTAGGATTGGAGGCTTTTCTATGGATAAAATCGATGCTAAAAAGATGAAAGAAATCGTTACTAAATTAGCAAAAGAACGCAATATGACTATGACCGATGCATTAGTCGATAGTGGTGTAGGTAAAAACTTTTTCAGCAATCTAAACATCTCAAACCCGAGCAAAAAGAACATATCTTTGCTTTGCAGATATTTTGATGTATCTTATGAATATCTAATAGGTGAAATTGATGAGAGCGATATAATTGCAAGAACAATGGGTTTAATGGTGGAATGGTTAGAGGATAACGAATATGATATTAGTTATGACGATAACGGTGATATGACTATTGCGAAAGACGGTAAATACCAATATTTTACTAATGCCGAGTTTCAAACTGAAAGTCTTGCAGTTAAGACTCTTTCGCAAGAGGGTTACGAACTCGCTATGTTAGATTGGGAACAGAGGCATTTCAAAGTAATGTTAGATTTAACAGAGGATGAGAGGTTTTTGTTGAGTACATTTAGAACAATCGATGCAGAGGGTCGTGCGAGAATTATTCAGGATATAATGAATACATCCGATGCAAAAGAAAAAAGACATTTACCGGAGAATAAAGCATTTGTCGGATGAGTTTATCCATACAAAAGTTATACCATTTGAAAAAGTAGTAGAATATAACCACTTACTAAATTTGTTAAATAGACCGAGAGGAAAATGATATTATGGATGTTGTTTTATATATGAGATATAGTTCTGACAGACAAAATGAACAATCTATAGAGGGTCAGCATCGAGTGTGTAAACAATTTTGTGATGCTAATGGCTATAATATTGTCGATGTTTATATAGATAGAGCGTTATCTGCTTTTCACGATACAACAAAGCGTGTAGAATTTCAAAGGATGATAACCGATAGCGAGAAACATCAATGGCAAGGCATTGTTGTATATAAATTAGACCGTTTTGCTCGTAATAGATATGACTCTGCAATTTATAAAGCAAAACTCAAGAAAAACGGAGTTCGAGTTATCTCTGCAACTGAAAATATAAGTGATAACCCCGAGGGTGTACTTTTAGAGTCTGTCTTAGAGGGAATGGCTGAATTTTATTCAAAGGAATTATCGCAGAAGATAACAAGAGGTATGTATGAGTCTGCTCATAAATGTCATAGTATAGGAGGGCATATTCCCCTTGGGTATAAAATTGTTGATAAGAAATTAGCAATAGACCCATTAACTGCCCCGATAGTCAGAGAGGCTTTTGAAATGTACGCAGAGGGAGCAACAGTTAGTGAAATCTGCGATGTGTTTAATAACAAAGGATATAAAACTGCGAAAGGGTCAGAGTTTAATAAAAACAGTTTTAGAGCAATGTTCAAAAATGAGAGGTATATAGGCGTTTACACCTATAAAGATTTGAGAATTGAGGGTGGAGTTCCGGCAATCGTAGATAATGATATTTTTGAAACTGTGCAAAAGAGATTAAAAACAAACGCAAAAGCACCCGCAAGAGGCAAGGCGGTTGTAGATTATGTATTATCAGCAAAATTGTTTTGTGGTCACTGTGGTAAACCTATGAATGGTGAAAGTGGAACAAGCCATACCGGGAAACGACATCATTATTACGCTTGCAGTAGCAGAAAAACCTTTCATAATTGCGATAAGAAATCTATTCAAAAAGATTATATAGAATATGTGGTTGCTCAGAAAGTCCAAGAGTTATTGACCCCTGAAACGATTGATTATTATGCAGAATGTGCAGTAAAAGCGTGTCAGGATGAAATTGCTAATAGTACATTGCTACCATCCATACGAAATCAGATTAAAGAGATTGATAAATCGATAAATCGACTCATTAGAATGGTAGAACAAGGTGCAGAGTCACATACCCTTACTGCAAGGTTAAATGAGTTAGAGAAAGAGAAAAAAGCCGCAGAAAAGCGACTTTTGAAAGAACAATCTACAATAATAGAATTAGATAAGGAAATAGTAGTATATTGGTTATCTAAATTTCTACAAGGTGACATCGAGGATGCTGATTTTCGCAGACATTTAATTGATACTCTTGTAAACTCAGTTTTTGTATATGATAACCCCGATGGAACTACTAATCTCGACATTGCGTGTAATCTAACCTCAGGGAAACACCTGAAAGTAACGCTTTCAGATGTAAAAAGCAACGGGTTCGGATTTGGCGTGTTAGAGTCCACCAAGAAAAAGAGATAATTTTACTTACAGTAAAATTATCTCTTTTTTATTCTTACTTGATAACTCCGCAGGCGATTTTGGTTCCGGCATTGCCGGAGGGTTGTGTAGTGAAATCGTCTCTATCCGAATGGATAATCACCGTTTTGCCGATAAGCTCTTTTACCGTAAAACGGTTGGAAAGAACTGCCGAAAAGGCATAATTCCCACATCCAAGCAAAGGCGGTAAATCGCCTGCATGCGAGGGATGTGGACAGTTTTTGGGATTGTAATGCATACCGGCATTTGCAAATGGATCTGCTCCATCACCGGAGCAGCTTCCTCCGCCATGGATATGATACCCAAATACTGATTCACTGCAAGGCCCGGCTTTGACAGGCAGCCCTGTCACCTCTGTGACCACAAGCACACCTTTTGGTGTCTGATAAAACTTCACCATGCCACGCAGCCTTGGATGCGCCTGACTACCTCTTAACTCAGCCATTGCATGGGGTTTTTGTTTCATGCATAAAAATTCCATTGCTTCACCTACTTTCCATTTAGCCTATGTAGGGAATGAAAATATGTGAAAAAACCACCCTGAC